CGATCGAAAGATAGACCGACACCCTTATACCAATGCCCCAACGATTGATGAGTGTAAGGGTCGAGAAACTCTACGACCTTCACCGCATCGTCCATGCGCCCTTGAGTATAATAGCAGACCGTTAGCGCTGTGAATGCTTCGCGCGCGCTGTAGTCAACCTGTGAAAACATAGGCCCTGCTTCCACTGTTACCACGTCCCCGTCCTGCGACATACTGTGCCACGCGGCATGCCCTTTGTCTAAAGCGTCACCGCATTCCGCGGCCTTGGCACGCTGCGCGGGAGTGGATTGAGGAGCTGTGGCCGCTGCCGCGCTTGAGTCCGTAAATGCCGCTGTCCGCACAACAAAAAAAACGGCGATTAGGAGCATTGAGCCGATTAAAAGTTTAGACAGGGTGTTCATAGCCCTCCTTTGTTTTACAGACGCCGCAAGTCCCGCCGCGCTTGGCGCAGTGCGCACAATACTTACAGTTATTGCAAGCATAGCAAGGGTCGGCTCCGGTGCAGGTCGCGAGTACCGAACCCGATGCTATACAGACCGCCAGGACAGACATAACGAACACAGATAAAGCGCGAGAACTATGCAGCATCATATACCTCAAAACTTGCTGCACAGTATACCGCAATCCGCCAGAATTTCCCTTTTTTATTTAATTACAAGCCCTCTGGCCAGGATCGATCGCCAGGTTTCCGCCCACAGCTCTGGGAACGCCGCCCGCGCTGCCACCTCTACGTCGCGCTGCATCTCGAGTCGTGGCTTGATGTGCGCCGCTGGGATCAGCAAATAGAACGGGTACGCCTCGTGCTCGGTGAAATAGCGGCCCATGATCGCCTTATGCCCGTCGCCGATCTCCTGAATGAAAAAGACAAACCCCCGCACCACTTTTTGATTGCGCAGCGCGAGTTGCTTTGTTTTGCGCACAATGGCCGTGTAGCGCCCACCGACCGCGCCCAGCAGGTTACGCGGTCTCAGCTCTGCGGGGATCGCGCCTGGAGCCATCTGGCGCAAGTAGCGGGTGGGCACAGCCAGGTATTCACGGCCGCCGTGGGGCACCTTTTCTCCGCCCTCTTCCTGGGCCAGAAGGTAATCAGGCGCGCCGGTTGAGCGGTTGGCGGTATCGGAGTGAACATCGGCCTCGATCACCGCGCCATTCTTCTCCGCCGGCTTGATGCGGATGCCCTGCCGGGTGAAGGTATTGCGCAGCGTAAACTTCGCATTCAGGCCGCCCTGCACCTTGGCCTGGCCAGCCTTTGCACACCCCGTGAGTGTCTTTGCCAGCGCGAACGGGATCTGGCGCTTCTCAACATCGGCCAGCCCGGCAACCGCCTCCGATACGTCCACCGTCGCTTTGAGTTGCATGGCTCTATGTTAGCGCCGTTTCGATGTTTCGGAACACGCTGGAACTATGGCGACGTTCCCGCTCGTGTTCCCGTCCCTCTCCCGGCAGCCGGCGATGGATACCTCGAAGACCACCGAGGATGACACAATCCGAGATTCGATGGAGAGCGGTTACGTTGCCACGCGCCCGAGGTTCACGCGCGTGCGGCGCACTTGGCCATTCAACATACGCAACCTGGTGGCAGAAGATATCCGCGCCCTCGATGAGTTCCACATGAGTTCAGCCTATGCGGCCCGTGGCGCAAACAGTTTTCTATTCCCCAACCTTCTGCCGAATTGGAGTTTTGAGTTTCCGGCGCTCGTTTCGTCTGATCTCGTGTTTGGCTGGGCCGTGCAGGGCGTATCTCAAGAGCTGGTGGCCATCTCTACGAGCACCGTTGAAGACGGATCGCAGGCGATTAAATTCTCCACCGTTTCGGGGCAAACGGTGGCCGCATCCACTACCGTCACCGGCGTTCTGAATTGCGATACCAAGGTTTCATGTAACCCCGGCGAAGTCTACTCATTCATTGCCGAGGTGAACGGCGTGCAGGGCACCCTGGCCTCGGGCGTTCTGCAGGCCAATGTGCGGGCCACGTTTTTTAACTCAGCCGGGGCTTTTATCTCATCCGCGTTTGGATCGCTTGTGCCGCTCGGCGCGGGCTGGGCCAGCTATGGCTATCAGTTCACCGTGCCGGCCAACGCGGCAACCTTTCAGATCGCCCTTGAGGTTGCGCTCGATAACGCCACGGGCACGCCTATCACGCTCGATGGCTCCGCATCGGTTACCTGGGATTGCGTGGGCTGCGCGCTGCTCACCCCGCTCTCGCCTTACGGCCGCACGGTTGGATCGTTGCCGCTCGGGTGCCTGGTGCGGTTTTCAAAGATGCCGGAAATGGCGGATATCGGCTGGGCAAACGGCGTGAAAGTCTACGGCGCAAAGATTGAACTGACGGAGGTATAAGTGCCCTACGCGCATGGTGCAAAACCCGGTGGCACTCGGCTCGGTTCGCGCAGGCCGCCCGTATTTAAGATGCCCGCTCTTGTTTGTGTACCACCCGCGCCGAGGGTGAAGTAATGGCAGCCGGGCTCTCACCCATGGCCGTTCTTTCCATCGCCGCCCAGCGCGACAAGTTTCTCCTCGCGTCGGCGGATGCGTGGATTTTGCTCTTGGATATCATCTGGAACACTGAGCATTTCCGCTTTGCCCGCAATGTTGACCCTATCGAGTTCGATGCTGGAGACGGCAATGGAATTCAGACCTATCAGCCTTTTAACTTTGAATTCAGCGCCGATCAGCCCGGCCAGGCGCAACTGCCGACCATGCTTTTGCGCGTCTCGAATACGATGCGCATCCTCCAGGGCATCATCGAACAATATGCCGGCATTGCCGGGGCCACCGCTAACATTTACGTCTATAACACCGCGCACCCCGCCGGTGAGCCCGATCTGGCCATCTCTACAACCGTGATGAAGTCCGTATGCACGGCCGAGATTGTCACCTTCACCCTCGCCGCGCTCAACCCCCTGCGCCAGCTCTTTCCCAAGTTCCTTTATCGAGCCACGTTTTGCATGTGGGTGAGCAATTACAAAGGCACCCAATGCGGGTATACCGGCTCTTTGCCTAACTGCGACGGCACCTATGACGGCGCAAACGGCTGCATAGTGCATGACAATGCGGAGCGGTTCGGTGCGTTCCCAGGCATAGGCACCAATGGCACGGTGCTTGCCGCTCAGTTCTAATGGACACTCTCGCTTATTCCGTGTGGGCAGATTTGCTGGGCAAGCCATGGCGCAAGGATGCCCGCGGCCCCGACGCCTACGATTGCGCCGGGCTGCTTCTGGAAATCCAGCGCCGCCTCGGCCGTGCCGTTCCGAATTGGACGAGCGATCAATCCGGTTTGGACGCCGCCGCAGCGCAGTGGGAGCGCATCAGTGATCCGCGGCCCGGCGACGCCATTCTGTTTACCTCTGTCGATCCACCTTGGCACGTTAGCGTCGTTTGCGGCGGCGGATACATGATCCATGCCCGCGAGGGCGCTGGTGTTGTAAGAGAGCGGTATAACTCGTTTCCATGGCACGCTCGAATTGAGGGCTTCTATCGATGGAAACAGGCATTATCCCCTTTCTGAATCAAGCCACCTCGGCGGCTGCTGAGTCAGCCCCCAGCCCTTACGTGCTTCCTGAGATTCTGCCGCCACGCGAAAACCGCACCGTTCGCATTATCGAAAACCTCAACCCCCTGCGCCCCGAGCAGCGCCGTGTGGTTGATGTGATCCCGCTCGACGCCGATAGCGTCGAAGCCCTTGTGGTCCGCGTCGGGCTCACCGCCGGCAATTACAAAATAAGCCTGAATGGCAACTTGCTGCAGGAGGGCGAAACCGCCTGCGCCCTGGTGCGCCCCGGTGATGAGATCGTGCTCTTTCCCCGCGCCGCCGGCGGCAAGATTTGGCAGATGGTGGCCATGCTGGCTCTCACTATCGTTGTAGGTGCCATAAGTATGGGAGCCGGCGGTGTGGGCTTGTTCGGCTCTTTTATGGGCTACCTCACTGCCCAGCAGGCCGGCTTAATTGCCGCCGGCGTCGGCCTGGGCGGTGGTCTGCTTATCTCGTGGGCGTTTAATCACGGCCAGCCTGCCTCGCCCGCATGGTCCACCACCTATGACCCCACCGGCCCAAAGGGCCTGGCGCAACCGGGCGTGCCGGTTCCAAAATCGTACGGAATCTTCGGGTGGTGCGGAAATGTCATTTCAAGCTATGTGACATTCGACGGGGCCGACGCTTATATTAACCTGCTTGTCTGTTACGGGTGGGGCGTGGCGAAGAGCATAACCAACCTGCTCATTAACCAGCAGGATATCTCGGTGTTTCTCAACACGTCTTATCAGGTTCGCTATGGCACCAACGACCAGACGCCTATAGATGGCTTCGATTGCACAGTGAACGGTTACCCGGTTGAGGAAGACCTGCTCGTCGCCAACGGGCCTATTATCGTGCGCGGCACCGGCACGGATGTTGAGGGCTTGCAGATCACCGTCAAATTCCCTTCGGGCCTTTACCGCATCACCAACGACGGCAATGACGTGCCGCTCAAGTTTATCTATAAAGTCGAGGTTTCTCCGTACAACACGAATGCCTGGGTTTCGCCGCTCTTCCCGAATAACACCACCACCGCCGCGACGACGGGCGAGGATGGCATACAGACGTGGCCGGCGTGGGTTGTGGTGCCTACCGATCGTTTCGCCGGATCGGGCATCGTCTATGCCACCGATAACGGCACACACACCCCCGGCGATCCGTGGAGCAGCACTGAAACCGTTACTATCGTCAACCTTGACACCTCAACCTCTACCACGTCCGCCACATTTCAAGGCGAATGGCAGCCGTGCGATCCGAACACCAACCCGGCGCTGGTGACAAGTTGGTGGGAGGGTTATCGCGTTGTTCAGAACGATACCTTCTCCGCGTTTTTTGACACCGTGAGCGTGTACGGCCTCGCCTCTGGCCGATGGGATTGTCGGCTTACAAAGATCGGCTACTGCCAGGACAATAACAACGACGTGATTTATGCCGACTCGCCCGATTCTCAGCACATTTGCGACGGGTGGTTTTGGAACGTCAACGAAGTTACCTGGTCAAATCTCGCTTATCCCAACATGATTCTGATCGGCGTTAAGGCGCTGGCAACCTCTCAGCTCAACGGCGGCAGTATTCAGATACAGGCCACCATCCAGCATGACATTGGCGCGGATACCGTTCTGCCCGCCGGCCTGGCCGGCTACGAGCACGATAATCCGGCTGTTGTTTGTTATGACCTTTTGGCCAATCCGATTTATGGCATGGGCGTGCCTGCCGCACAAATCGATGTGCCGGCCTTCGAGGCGTGGGCCGCGTTCAACGATGAGACGGTGACCAATCAGGACAGCTCCACAACGCGCCGCCATATCTTTGCCGGCGTGTTCGATCAAGCAGGCGACGCATGGCACGCCATGCAGGTAATCGGCGCAATGAGCCGGGCCTCTGTCCTGCAAATAGGTATGCGTTACACGGTGGTGATCGATGCGCCCGGCGATCCCGTGCAACTTTTCACGGTGGGCAATACAAAGCGCGATGCCTTTCAGGAGCAATGGGTTTCGCTCGATGATCGTTGCACATTGATCGAATGCGATTTTGCCGACGCCGCTCGAAATTACAGAATGGATCTGCCGGTTTCCGTTATGACGGCCGCCGATCTTAACAGCGGCCTGCAGCCGAAGATTACCCGCACCCGGCTCACAGGATGCACCAGCCGCGACCAGGCATGGCGATGGGCTTATTACCATCTGATGAGCACTAAAACCACGCTCCGCACCATCCAATTCTCTGCACCGGTGGAGGCGGTCTGCTGCCGGATCGGATCGGTGGTTGCTATGCAAAATGATGTTGTGCAGTGGGGCGCGGGCGGCCGTGTGCAGCCGGGCTCTACTCTCAGCACATTGAATGTAGAGCGCACTGATCTTACATTCGCCACCGCCGCGGGGTGGACGGTGAGCGTACAGCACCCCGTCGTGTTGCGCGGATCGAATACCATTCTCTCTATCACTGGCACTGCAATCACTATGACTGCGGCGCTTCCCGCGGGCCGCATCGTCAAGCTCGTTGCGCCCGATGGCACCGAGTACATCGTCACCGGCTATGGCGGTTCGGCTCTCAACCTGGCAACCGCTGCAGGACCCGCCGCGGCCGTTCCCCTGGCTGCCGGCCAGGTGGTGCAGCTCTACGATACCAACGTGATCGACGACCTGAATGTTACTGGCGTAGCGATCACGCCGCCCTCATCCGCCGGCCCCGGTGGATCGGTGATTACCGTGGCCGGCGAGTTCTCCGCAGTGCCGAGCACGAACAGCGCCTGGGCATATGGTCAAAGCGCCGGCGCTCAGCCGGCAAAGCTCTTTCGCGTGGCCGGCATCAAACAGTCCGGCGATTTTGATCTGAGCATAACGGCAATGGAATACAGCGCCTCGATTTATACAGACGAGGTGCCTAATTATGGCGAGGTGGTGGGCGTGCCTGATTCATCGCCGGCAATCCTCAACCTCTCGCTTTCTGAGCAATACCAAAATGGGCTCCTCACCGGATCGCCAAACTCAGCGATCATTGCCGTGGGCTGGCAAAACGGAAACACCGCCGTAGGCGCTCAGGTAACCGTGCAGGCGCAGGGGGGTGTGGCTAACATCATCGGCAACATTCAAGGCCAGGGCTGCACATTTGTAGGCACCATCGGGACCACTTATACCGTCTCTTTGGTTGGATTTGATTGGCAGGGCAACCTGGTGGGCGCGGCTGTTGCCGCGTCTATCACGGTTGTGGCGTCGACGAACGCACCGGCAAACGTGATGAGCTTTATTGGCACCTTCAGCAGCGGCACGGACACCGTATTTACGTGGAACGCCGTCGGCGGTGCCGATCACTACGAAATACGCTGGGCCGCAAGCCTGGTGACCCCGTGGGCCAATGCGGCTGTGCTGTGGGATGGCACCGGCACCACGTGGACCGATACCGTG